CATGATGCCGGTGCAGCCGGCCCTGGTGGTCGGGCAGCCGAAGGCGACGTGCGCGGTCGCCATGATGCCGGTGCAGCCGGCCCTGGTGGTCGGGCAGCCGAAGACGATGCGCGTCGTCGTCAACGGCCAGGGGCCGGCCGGCAACAACGGCTCGTCCGGCGTGCAGTCGTCGGACGGCTCGATCACCGACATCGTGCGCATGACGCAGGCGGCCTACGACCTTCTCGACCCGCCCGATCCGACCACGCTATACATCATCACGGAGGACTGACGATCATGTCATTCACCAACTATTTGGCGCAGGCCGTCCTCAACTCGATCTTCGGCAAGACCTCGGCGCTCGGCGCGCTGGCGTCGGCACCGACGATATGGGTCGGCCTGTCGAGCACGGCGCCGACCGAGGCCGGCGGCAACATCACCGAGCCTTCGGGCGGCGGCTATGCCCGCGTCCAGACGGTCGCCGCGGACTGGGCCGCCGCGACCAGTGCCGACCCGTCCGTGATCGCCAACGCCGAGACCATCGATTTCGGCACCGCGTCCGGCAACTGGCTGTCGCTGACGCCGCTCGCCTACGTCTTCTTCGCCAGCGCCTCGTCGGGCGGCAACGTGCTGGCGTTCGGCGCACTGGCGGCATCGAAGCCGGTGGCCAGCGGCGACCCCGTCTACTTCGATCCCGGCGACCTGTCCGTTTCGCTCGACTGATGCTGTCGCCCGCGCCAAAGGCCGTCTATGCCGGGGGCAGCCCGGCCGCCCTCTATCTCGGCGCGACGCTGATCTGGACGGCCGGCGGATCGCGCGGCAGGGCGGCAGCGCTTTCGTCCGGCGCGGCAAGCCTGACGGTGGAGCGCAGGCTGGCGGCGATCGCCGCCGGCGGCGGCGGCGCGGCCGGGTCGCTCGCCGTGGCGCGTCTCCTGTCCGCCACGGCCGCGGCTGTGTCGTCGGCCGCCGCGGCGCTGCGCGTCGGCGTCCCGTTCGCCGCACAGGTGGCGGCGGCGAGCGAGGCCTCCGCGGCGTTGACGGTCGATCGGAGGCTGGCTGCCGCCGCCGCCGCCGCCGCCGGGGCCGCAGGATCGCTCACGGTCGGCGGCGGCGCCTATGCTTGCACCCTGACCGCGGGCAGTTTCGTCTTCTCGACCGGTTACGTCGCCGGCGCGGCAGGCTCGATCGACCAGCAGCCGGTCCCTGGCGAGACGCTCCGCCAGTTCGTCTCCTCCTTCGGGACGACGTCGATCAAGTTCGAGGGCGACGTCACAGGCCTTCTTGCCGGGCTGACGGTCTATGTCGGCGGTGTCAGCTATGCCGCCGGCTTCTCCGGATGGAGCTACAACGGCGGAGACGGCACGACGGGCGGCACCTGGAGCTCCGGCGGGCCGGTCTTCGTCAGCGCCGGCGTCTACGCTGTCGAGATCAAGTGAGGCGGGGAGCGGCCGGCCGGCACTGTTCGAGCGGCACTGCGAGGTCTATCAAGACATGACGACCGCACAGGGGAGGAAGACGATGAGGACCAGGACTGCCCGAGGCGCTTTCGCCGCCGCCCTGGCTGCCATGCTCGCCATCGCCCCTGCGCCTGGATGGACGGCCGGGGCGGCGATGGAGTTCTGCCGGGGACCGGTCCGCGTCACCTGCGTGGTCGACGGCGACACGGTGTGGATCGAGGGCGAGAAGATCAGGCTGGCCGACATCGACGCGCCCGAGGCCGGCGGCGCCTGCGAGGCCGAACGCGTCACCGCCGCCCGCGCCGCCGGCCGGCTCGCCGAGTTGCTCGGCCGAGGTAGCTTCTCGATCGAGCGGCAAGGCATGGACGCATACGGCCGGACTCTCGCGGTCATCGTCGTCGGAGGCAGGAGCGTCGGCACGGTGCTTGTCGAGGAAGGCCTCGCACGACCGTGGGCCGGCCGCCGCGAGCAGTGGTGCTGAAGGCGCGATTCAACGGGCTTTGAAAGGGCTAGGCCGGACGCGAACTGCTGCCATTTGAAGTTGCGCGCCGTGCCATTTGATTTTGCGCGCTACAGTCGCCGAGGCGAGCTGGGCGTGGGACAAGGTCGGCTATATCGCCACGGGTGTAACGCGCAAGAACAAATGGCACAGCAGGGGGTTTGCCGGGATAGGGTGGGATAGGCCGGGGTAGATCGAGGAATGGCCAAAGAAAACAGGACGTAAGGGGAATGGCTGTCAGTGGCCAAAGACAGGCACCAAAGGAGACCGTCGCGCAACTTCATTTGGCACAAAACGGCCAATATCGGCCGGAAGTGTAAACTGGCGCGGAGACGCAGCGCGGACGGGCCGGAAACGGCCAAGTCCTGTTCAATAAAGAGAAATTCGCCGCGACGGGAGGGCAAAACGGGGTAAAAACGGGCAAAAAGCGGCCCGCGAACAGTGAACTGGCGTCAGTGTTAGGAAAATATTCCACCAAACCAGAATAGCAAACGAAAGCAGGCTGTTAGGGCAGACTGCAAATCTTGACTTCCTCACTCATCTCTGAACTAAGAGTAAACTGGCGGGAGACGGCCGGCGGCCACTCCGGCGAGCGCCGGAAGGCCGATCCTAGAGGCCGCGAAACGGCGACGGAAGAGCAGCGTTGCCGCTGTCCACAACCTCAACCCGTCGCGGCTATTCGAGCCCGTCTGCCTGCCGTAGCGATTAGCGGAAAGAAACGGGATTCGGAAGGATCGTCCAGCGATGCGCGGCCGTCTCTCGGCTATCGACCGCCTACCGAAAGCAGCCGACGCGGTTGTCGCAGAAGCTCGCCGCGCCGTGAGCGAGCGGCGGGCGACGCAGGCCGAAATCCTCAGGAAGCTGAATGCCGATCTGGCAGCGCTCGGCCTGCCGCCCGTCAGCCGGACCGGATTCAACCGCTGGACAAATCGCGTCATCGGCCGAGCGCCGAGCGATGTTCTCGCGGCCCTGCCTCCGAAGTCCGCAGCGGCGCTCGCCGAGCTGGTCGCCGCGCTGCGGGAGGAGACCCCGTGAGCCGACACATGCAACAGCCGGATGGCGAGCGGTTCACGATCGACCGGCGCGCCAAGGATGCGCCGGAAGCGGTCGCGGCGGCGCGGGCTGCGGTGTTGGCCCTGCCGCGTCTCCGCAATACCACCAACTACCGGGAACGGCGCGCGATCCTCGACCAGCTGAACAAGGACCTGGCCGCCAAGGGACTGGAGCCGGTGACCTATTCCATGCTGTCCGGCTGGGCGACGGACATCCTGTTTCGGAGAGATCGGCACACTCGCGACGCTCAATAGTGGGCCGCGCTGGCGGCACGCATGTGCGGTCAAAGGTATCCGAGCGCGCGGCAGTTGCCGACTATCCGTCGATAGAAGGCGTCCTTCTCGGCCTGCCAGGAAGGAGAGACGAGCGTCGTACAGAACTTTCGCACCTTGTCGGCCTCCTGGGGAGTGGCACCCGCCAGTTGGAAAAGCTCGCGACGGACGTACTCTCTGGTTTTCGCCTCCTCCGCGCGATCAGCCGCAAGTCGAATCTCGCCATAGAAGTAGTACCCGATGCCGGCGAGGATCGCGATGCAGGTGGCGGCGAGCAGTGTCTTCAGCCATCCATCCATTGCTCTGCTCCAGAACTCACCGGGAGTTCTGACGTGCTATGAGATATGAGACAAGCGCGAAAATGCGGACACGCATGTCCGCTTTTTCGCGGGGCTGGTTCCCTTCCGAAAATAGTGCAGCGCACTGCACTAATTACTGTCACGCTTGTCAGTATTTTTCGTCGCCGTGGCGGGTCGCGGCCGACCGAAGAAGAGCGGCAAGGTCGACGCGGAGACGACCGGGAAAATAAGTACAGCATTCTGTACTGTTTTTCCGAGTGCGCCACGGGTGGGGCGGTGGCGAGAGCCGAGTGCAAACTTTGCACTGCGCTCCGAAAGCGGTCCGGCAACGGGGAGACAGCGGGCCGGCGACAGCCCCTTGCCGCCGTTGTTGCGTCGGCGGCCAAATCGGCCTATCTTTCGCGTCGGAGCTTGAAAACTCCTCGTGGCGGTCGCACCGCCGAGGTCCGGCCGGAAATTGTCGCAAGTTGCGACAATTAACGATCCCAGCCCGAAAGGTGCAACAGACCCGGTTCGCCGGGCGCGGTCGCATATCCACGCGGCCGGGAGGGTGACGCGCATGTCCAGGGCGAAAGCCTAAAGGCGTCGCTGCCGTTCCACGACGGTTTTCAACTCCCGGCTCCGGCGATGGTCGCCGGTGACGTGCCTTGAAAAGCACCCGTGGAGACCGCAATGAACCTCACCTATCAGAACCCGGCAGACCGGCTGCACGATGCGGCCCGGAAAATCGATGCGATCAACCTGATGCTGTTCGCCAGCGTGGAGCAGGGCGCCGACCTGCGACCGATCGCGGACGGCCTCAACACACTGCTGGACGAACAGACGGCGTTGATCGCGGCGGCGGCCGACGACGTGGAAAGCGCACTAGCGGCGGGCAGTCGCGCCGGCATGGAGAGAGAAGCCGAACAGATCGCGGCGACGCTGCGCTCGGCGATCGACGCGAGCGCCGAACTCGACCCCGACCCGAAAGGCATGCGCTTCAAGATCGTCCGCACCACCTATGACGCGCTGGAGGGCGGTACCGTCGCGGCTTTCGAGCTGGCCGGCCTTGACGGCATGCTGGCGCGGGAGACGCTGCGGCAGGCGGCACGGCTTCGGGTACCGGCGTTCAGCCGCGCGGACCTCGCCGAGATCGACGCCGAGCTTGACGGGCAACACGGGCGCGGCGCCCAAGAGGGCGAACGGCGCGCGCGCGAGGAAGCCAAGGGCCCCGCCCTGATCGAGCGGGCGCTCGACGTCGAACGGCACGCGCGCGAGGAAGCCGAGCTGTCGGCGCTCGCCCGGCAGTCGGCCAGGCACGGGGCGGAACTCGCCGGCCACGCGCCGGACATGACGCCGGATGAGCTGCGGGCGAACATCATCGGCAGCTATTGCGGGCGCGGCTTCTCGCCGGACCAGCTGGCGCCGGCCATCAACATGAAGGCGGCGGCGGTGGCGCGCATCCTAGAACGGCTCAACGGCCGGGCGGGACAGGAGGGGCCGGACGATCGCGGGAAGGCCGTCAACGAATAGGGTCAACCGAAGGGCGCGGCGCCCGCCGCGCCCCTCTCTCATGTGGGGTATGCGTTCATGTCGAGTAACACAACGATGGACCTGACAGTGCAGGTCGCGGCCGAGGATTGGCACTTCTGCCAGCGCCGCATCATCTTCCTCGAAGCCCTCGTGCTGCACCTGTCGCGCGACGGACTGGACATCCAGGAATGGTTTCAGGCGGGAGAACTTGCCGCGATGCGGCTTCCCGGTCTTCCGGCGAGCCGTTCCGCCATAGCGCAGCGGGCGGAACGGGCGAACTGGCACAAGCGGCGAATCGGGCGGTACGTCGTCTATCACCTCAGCAGCCTGCCGGCGCGCGCGTTCGATGAGATCGTCGCGCGCCTGATCGACCTGCCGATCGAGATCGAGCCGCCCGCCGCACCGATCCGCGAGCCGGCGACCAACACAGCGCCGCCATGGGTGCTGCCGCTCATGCGGCTCATGCGCGGCAGCGCGCGGGGCGATCTGTCACAGGCGTGGCGGGCGCTGCCGGACAACCTCCCGGCCGGGACGACGCTACCGAGCGCCGATGAAGCCGCGCTCGTGCTGGTCGAGCTGGGGCTGTCGGAGAAGATCGCCAACTGGAGCGAGCACTAGGCGCGCCTCCAGCCCGCCGGCGGCCGTTGTGCTGCCGGCGGGCCTCCTTCTGCCCGCCGACGCCAGCGCCGCTGTAGGGTCGCCCCATGGTTTCGCCGTTGAACGGGTTTTGAAGGGCAAGGAGCGGCCTCGGGCCGTCTGGACCCCTTCCGATACCTCGCCGAGGTCATCGCGGCTGTACGGCGGCGCCAAGGTTCTCGCCGCCAACCTTGGCCGATTCCTCCGCAGGGGCCAGCGTCTTGTTGCGGGCGCGCGTCCGGACTAGTCTTCGGCCCCTGCCGCCAGCCCCGGCCAGCGCTCTCCGCAAAACCGTGCGGCTGGTTTCGCCGTGCCCTCACGGCTACCCGTTGCGGATGGACATCAGCTGGCCCCGCCGCAGTGGAAAGATCGTCACCGGGAAGATCGAAGCGCAGGTCGAATGGATCGTCGCCGCGCTCGGCGTCGATGATGCTGCCCGCTTCCTCCTGATGTTCGGCGGCGCGGAACTCCACTCTGCCAACCGGCCTCAATCTCGCGGGATGCTGACCAGCGCGTTCGGCGCGGAGGCGGCCGGGCGGCTTGCCGAGCACTGGCCGTACGAACAGCCAAGCTGCCGGATGCCGTTGGGCAACCGGTTCCTTGCCCGCTACCTGCGCTCCAAGGGTCACTCTGTAGCAGCCATCGCACGGAAGATCAGGGCGACGGACCTCACAGTCCGGCAGCTCATCCGGCCGGACGAAGAGCTGCGGGGCAGAAACCTTGGCGAGTTCTGCGAAGACGCATCCGGGAAGGCGCGCCTGCCGTCGCCCAGGGCGCTCCTGAAAGGAAGATGAACGCCATGGCCGCAGCACCACTCAATGTCGCCCTACTGATCACCGCCGATGCTTCGCAGATGGCGCGCGGGGTCAAGGAGGCCGAGCGCGGCATCGCAGGGCTCGGCACGGCGGCGAAGGCGTCGGCCGGAGGAGTGGGCGCGCTCGCGGCAGCGAACGACCAGGCGGCAGCGGCAGCGCAGCGTGCGGCGGCAGCGGTTACCGGTCTCGGCGCGGCCGAAGTTCAGGCCAGGACACAGGCAGCAGCCGCGACCGGCGCGCTGCGCATGCAGACGCAAAACCTCGCCTTCCAGTTCCAGGACATCGCGACCCAGATCGTCAGCGGGCAAAGCCCGTTCACGATCCTTGCGCAGCAGCTGCCGCAGATCACGATGCACGGCGGCAAGCTGACCGGCGTCATGGGGGCCTTGCGCCAGTCGCTCGCCGGCTTCGTCTCGCCGCTCGGTCTCATGACGATCGGCTTCACCGTCGCGGCCGGCGCGGCGATCGACTACTTCACCGAGGCCGCCGAAGCTGGCGACGCCGCAGCTCTTTCATTGGAAGAGCAGAACGACCTGATCGGCCGCGTGGCCGATCAGTGGGGCGACGCATGGCCGGCGCTGAAAGCCTACAACGACGAGCTGAAGCGCCGCGCCGAATTGGAGGACATGCTGGCGGCCGGAAGGGCGGCCGTGGATGCGCAATACGAGGCATCGCGCGAGAAGCTGCCAGCGATCAACGTCGACCAGGCGGCGATCATCGGCGACCTTTCGCTGTTCGGCGTCGACACGTCGGTCATCATGGAATTCCAGCGAGCCTATCAGACGCTCGCCAGCGGGATCGAGGAAAGCACGGCGTCCGGCCGCGAGGCGCGCGCCGTGCAGGAGCTTCTGCTTTCGCTCGTGCAGACCACGGGCATGGCGGCGCTGGCAGACTACGCCGCTCAATTCGGCGAACTGGCGGTCAAGCTTGACGTGGCCAGCGCGGCCGCGCGGGAGCTGCGGGAGGAACAGAGCCTCCTCGACGCGCGCGAAGGCGTCAAGGTCAGTCCCTATGGCGGCGGCCGGGGCGCCGATCCGCGCAGCTTCGAAGATGATGCGTACTGGCGCGATCGGTATTTCCCCAAGCCGGAAACGCCAGCGCGCCAGCCGCGCGCGACACGCAACCGCAAGTCCGACGCCGACCGCGAGGAAGAAACCTACTCCCGCATCATTCGTCAGGCCGAGCAGGCGATCGAGATGGAGATGCTCGAGGCCGAAGCGCTCGCCATGACTGGCGAGGCCGCCGACCGGCTGCGCATCACCCAGGAGCTGCTCAACCAGGCCCGCGCGGCCGGCATCTCGCTCGGCCCCGAGCAGGTGGCCGAACTTGAGGCGCTGGGCGCTACGATGGCGCGGGTGACCGCCGAGGTCCAGGCGCAGGCCGACGCAATGGATTTGCGCCGCGACGTCCTGACCGACGTCATCGGCGGCATCCGCCAGGCGGCGAGCGACGGCAAGATCACGCTGCAGGAACTCGCCGACATCGGCATGCGGGCGCTCGACCGGCTGATCGACAAGATACAGAAGGACCTGCTCGACGCGCTCGCGGAGGTCGGCGGTCTCGGCGGGAATTCGGGCGGCGGCGTTCTCGGCTCTATCCTCGGCGCACTCGGCCTCGGCGGCGGAGGCGCGACGGCGGCGTCGATGAACGCTATCTCGCCGGCGGCGGCGGGTGTCATCGCTTCCGGCGGCGCCGGGCTGTTCGATACCGGCGGCTACACCGGTCGGGGCAACCCGGCGCGTGTGGCGGGCCTGGTTCACGAAGAAGAGTACGTCTTCTCGGCCCCGGCCGTGCGCTCGATCGGGCTGGGCAACCTGGAGCGGATGCACAGGACCGCCAAGGGCGGCCGCGGCTTCGCCGAGGGCGGCTACACCGGCGGCGGTGCGGCCGACACCGGGGGCGGCGGCGAGCGCGGACCGCTGGTCAGCGTCGAGGTCATCAACAACTCGTCCAACACGCAGGTGAGGGAGGAGAGGTCGTCGGCGCCGGGCGGCCGCGAGCTGCGCCGCATCCTGATCGAGGACATCAAGAGCGAGATGGCCGAAGGCGGTTTCGACGGCGTCATGGGTTCCCGCTACGGCGCCGGCGCCAGGACGGTGCCGCGATGAGCGAGATGGCCTGCTATGTGATCGCTCTAGCCAGCGAGGAAGCCGACAAAGGCGGGAGTTGGGTCCACCTGCTGCCCATGGGAACCTTTACCGGCCTTGACGGGCGCGGCCCGTACACGGTGGACAATCCCGCCGCCATCATCGAGGCGAGCCGCCAGCTGTCCGGCCGGCGCCAGCCCGTGATCGACTACAACCATTCGACGGACCTTGCCGCGAAGCGCGGCGAGGAAGCGCCGGCGGCCGGCTGGATCGTCGGGCTGCAAGCCCGCGCCGATGGAGTCTGGGGCCTGGTCGAATGGACCGACAAGGCCCGCCGGCAAATCGCGGCGCGGGAGTACCGCTATATCTCGCCCGTCATCCGCTATTCGCCGACAGGCAGGATCGGCGCGATCCTTCGCGCCTCGCTCGTCAACGCCCCCAACTTCGACCAGCTGACCGCGCTCGCCAGCGCAGAGGAAGGAACCATGGAAACCCAGACCCGCACCGACATCAACGGCCTTCTTGGCCTCGCCGCCGACGCGGACGACGCCGCGATCGTCGCGAAGATCCGCGACCTGGTCGAAAAGTCCGCCATGCACAGCGAGCGGCCGGACCCGGCGAAGTTCGTGCCGATCGGCGATTTTCAGCGGGCGGTCGCCGAGGCGAACAAGCTGCGCAAGGGCATCTCGCTGCACGCCGCCGAGGAAAGAGTGTCCGACGACATCCGCAAGGGCGTCATCCTGCCCTGGATGAAGGAGTGGGCGGTCGAGCTGTGCATGTCGAACATGCCCGCCTACCAAAAGTTCCTCACCGGGGTCGGCCCCGGCTTCAGCCACCTGACCCGCCAGCTCGTGCCTGGTGGCGCACCGTCTCTTCAGTCGGAGGGCGCAGGCCTGTCCGACGAAGAGAAGAGGGTCGCCCGCACTCTCGGTCTCACCGACGACGAATTCGCTGCCGCGCGCGGCCGCGACTAACCCTTTTCAAGGAGCTTCCCATGTTCATCACCAGCGCCAATCTCGACATCGTCTTCACCGGCTTCAAGGCCAGTTTCAGCAAAGGCTTCGCCGGCGCGGCGACCGCCTATCGCGACATCGCGACCGTCGTTCCGTCGACCACGCGCGAGGAAGTCTACGGCTGGCTCGGGCAGTTTCCCAAGATGCGCGAATGGCTTGGCTCGCGCGTGATCAAGAACCTTGCCGCCCATGGCTACAAGATCGTCAACAGGGATTTCGAGCAGACGGTGTCCGTGCCGCGAAACGACATCGAAGACGATCGCTTCGGGCTGTTCGGCCCGATGCTGGAAGAGATGGGCAGGGCGGCGGCCGAAACGCCCGACGAGTTGACGTTCGCGCTGCTGGCGGCAGGCTTCACGGAAGCCGGCTACGATGACCAGCCCTTCTTCGATACCGATCATCCGGTCGGCACCAGCGGCGGTGACTACCCCGTCCGCAGCGTCTCCAATTTCCAGGGCGGCAGCGGCGAGGCGTGGTTCCTGCTCGACTGCACGCGGCCGATCAAGCCGATGGTGTTCCAGGAGCGCCGGCCGCTCGGCGCGCTCGTGTCGAAGACGCGTCCGGAGGACGACAACGTCTTCATGAACAAGGAGTTCATCTACGGCAGCGACGGCCGCTGCAACGTCGGCTTCGGCCTCTGGCAGCTCGCCTATGCGTCGAAGGAAGAGCTGACGGCCGAAACCTACGAGGCGGCGCGCATCGCCATGCAGAGCATGCGCGGCGACGAAGGACGGCCGCTCGGCATCAAGCCCAACGTCCTGGTCTGCGGCCCGAACCTCGAAGGCAAGGCGATGCGACTTTTGAACAACGGCTCCCGGGTCGTGACCGTGGGCGAGGGCGAGCTTCCCGTCTCTGTGCAGAACGAATGGGCGGGCACGGCCAAGCCGATCGTGACCGCCTGGCTGGCCGACTGACCGGAGTTCCGGCACGCGGCCACCGGCAAGGCCATGCGCCAGGATGGGCCCGGCTTCGTCTCGCTTGCCGGGGGCGGATGCCGGGCCTCAATCATTCTCTGGAGGGACCAATGCAACAGCACCTGTCGGAAGCCGCGCGCAATACGGTCGACGTCGACCAGCTCACTCCCGGCGAGATCGCGACGCTCTTTCAGCGCTACGACGACGTGATCAGCGCCATGCTCGCATCGAACAACACGCTCATGGTGAAGCTGACGGCCGTGCCGGGCACGACCGACGCGCATGTGACCGTTCTGAACGACTGGTCCGCCTTCAACAACTTCCTTCAGAACGCGCTCGCGATCGAGGTGGAGAAGGCCGGAAACGAGACGCATTGAAGGGCCGTTGAAGGCTCCTCATTCGGGGACGATTGAACGGGCCTTCGAAGGCAGTTAGAATACCCCCGATTTCCCGCTCGTTTTTGGCGTCGTGCCACGTTTAAACCACTGCCATTTGAACTTGCGCGCCGTGCCATTTGATTTTGCGCGCTACAACGGGGGTGGACGGCGCGCTGCCGGCGTCGAACCCGTCGGACACGCTGATCGACACGATCTACGCGCTGAAGGCCGGCTACCGGCAGAACGCCGGCTGGGTGATGAACCGCAAGACCCAGGCGACGATCCGCAAGCTGAAGGACGCCGACGGCAACTATCTGTGGCAGCCCCCGGCGGCCCCCGGCCAGCGGGCGATGCTGATGGGCTTCCCGGTCGTCGAGGCCGAGGACATGCCGGATGCGGGAACGGATGCCACGCCGATCGCCTTCGGCGACTTCCAGCGCGGTTACCTCGTCGTCGACCGCACCGGGGTCAGGGTGCTGCGCGACCCCTACAC